AAACTACGCCGCGTTTCTTACAGAAGATCACGTACGTGAACTGCGCCAGTTGCGTGTTGCTGGCAGCAGCTACAGCCAACTGGCAGAACGCTACGGCATCGACAAGAAACACGCATGGCGCATCTGCCAACGCATTGCATGGAGCTGGCTTGAATGACTGACTATCCCATCACCCCACCACCGGAGCTGGTGCAGCAGTGGGACGAAGAAGCCATAGAGCTGTGGGCTGCAAACGACACTCCCACTTCTTCACACATCGCCACCCGCGCCGCCCAATGGGGCGCAGACCAAGAGCTGGAGGCGTGCTGTGCGCTGATGGAACTGTCGGACATCCATGCACGCGATTTCCTGCAGTCCGCCCGCCGCCCCAAGCGGCCGAGCTTGAAGGAGCTGGCGCTTGCTCTTGTTGAGCAGCACGAAGACGGTTGGCGGCCGTCACCCAAGGACTGGGACACCATCCGCCGCGCCCTTGAACAACTTCCCGACCCCTCTTAGAGAGGAACACTAGCAATGAGCCTTGATGTTTTCCTTGAAGACGAAAACGGTCACCGCCTGTACTCGCGCAACATCACGCACAATCTCAACAAAATGGCCGGCACTGCTGGCATCTACGAATGCCTGTGGCGCCCTGAAGAAATTGGAATCACGACTGCCCATCAGTTGATTGAGCCGATCTCCGAGGGCATCGCGTTTCTGGCAATGTACCGCACTATCTGCGAGCAGGACAGTCCTCCTAACGGATGGGGCAACTGGCAGGGGCTGTATGACTTCTGCTGCGACTACCTCAAAGCGTGCAGCGAACACCCTTTGGCAACTGTGCATGTATCTCGCTGATCCCCCCACAAGTGGAACCCACACTTCTATGTCTGAACTTTCACCCGCCGCCGAAGCTGTCTGGGAAGCCTTCAACGAGGATGAAGCCGGTGTCTTTGTTGACTACGGCGAGAAGCTTGCTGCCGCCCTGCGAGCTGCTGCGGATCAGGTGGTGCCAGCGCCACATCTTCCGTATGACTCTTGCTGTGATGTACACGCATTGGCAATACGCGCCGAACTTTTGGCCATTGCTATCGAACTTGAAGCCCAGTAGTCAGACCCACTATTCACTCAACCAATGACCATCCTTTGCGACTACGAGATCAAGGCGCTTTGCGCCGACGGCATGGTACCAAACTACGACGAGGCGTTGATCAATCCCGCCAGTCTTGATCTACGGCTTGGCGACACGATCATGATCGAGTCTGCCGAAAACATGAACATGCGGCCGCTCAGCATTGCAGGACGCACAGCAGAGAACCCTTACGAGCTGAAGCCTGGTCAGTTCATCCTTGCGCAGACGATTGAAGTGTTCAACATGCCGGAAAACATTGCCGGCCTGTTCTTCCTTAAGTCAAGCCGCGCAAGGGAAGGTTACGAAAATCTGCACGCCGGTTATGCCGATCCGGGCTGGCACGGCAGCGTGCTGACCTTGGAACTGAAGAACTCACGCCAGATCTTGCCGCTGCCGCTTTGGCCTGGCTTAAAGATCGGGCAGATGGTGTTCTTCCGCATGAGCCAGCAGCCGGTGACCAGCTACAGCGTCACTGGCCATTACAACTCAGATCTCACGACGACGGCCTCGAAGCAGTTCCTCAGCGGCATCTAGGTGCCACTGCTCTAGACCAGTCCGCAATGCTGCCGACGCTTCCTGCGCAAGCCAGTGGATTTGAGACCGCTGGCTTGCTTCTTGCTCGGCTATCAACAGCGCATATTCCAGCAGTCCGCCCCAATCTGCTGCAGCATGTAACGCACGCAGCTGCGCAGCATTGGCAGCACCGTGGAATTGTGCTTCCATTGTATGCACTAACGGATTTCCCATGTCTGACGCTATTGGCGACTACTTGAACAGTATCGCGCGCTATCCACTTTTAACACCGCAACAAGAGATACAACTTGGTCGCCGAGTCGCAAAGTGGAGAGAATTAAAGGATCTTAAAAGACCTTTAACGACACAAGAACGCCGCGAACTGCGCAGCGGCGAACGCGCACGGCAAAAGTTCATGCAATCCAACCTGCAACTAGTAGTGCATGTTGCGCGCAAATACAGCAAGCGCAACACGCAAACGCTTGACATGTTGGACCTGATCCAAGAGGGGAACATCGGCCTTGCGCGCGCGGTTGAGTTGTTTGACTACAGCCGTGGATACAAGTTCTCCACCTATGCGTACTGGTGGATTCGTCAATCCATTGGCCGCGCATTGATTCAATACGATCCAATCATTAGGCTGCCGCTTGGCGTGCATGAAATGCTGATTAAGCTCAACAAGACAGCGCAGGCATTTGCGCAAGAGCACGGACGCACAGCAACTATGGCGGAGCTTGCCGCAGTGCTTGATGTGACTCCTAAGGTAATATCTGACACACTGCAACAGGCTTATCGGGTCACAAGCCTTGATAAACCTGCACAAGACGAATCATCCAACATTCTGGAGATTATTGCTGATCAAAAGCAATACGACGTTGAATACGATTGGCAGCTTGAAACCGTGCGTGATCATTGTGATGAGTATTTAGATGATCGCACACGTGAAATCATTTACGCACGCAACAGTCACAATCCAGTGCCATGGAATGACCTAGAAAAGCGCATGGGCCTATCACGTTCGCGTATGTGCGAAATACAAAAGCGCGGCATTAGCCGCCTTCGTATGCTGATAGGCAACCCGCTGGCAGGCACCCCACTTGGAGCCAACAATACAGAAAGTCGGGAACATCTGGAGGGTCTGCCTAGCGGGAATGTGTAAAGATCACCAGCAAGAATGGCAAGCTAGGGTGTTCTATCATCAGATGCTTGAATCCAGTGCAACACAGCAAGCTCACGATCTAGCAAATAGGAATCCTGCTGGCTGAACCACTGCTGCCATTCTTCGCTGCCTTTTTTTCGATTGCATGGCCTGCAAGCTGGCACAAGATTAGTCGTTACAGTGGCGCCGCCTTTATGGCGCGGTTTGACATGATCTAACGTGTCAGCTGCATCTCCGCAGTAAGCGCATTGATGCTGCCATGCCTCAAAGATTTGCTGCCTGAATCTATGTTTTGCACTGCGTTTCGGGACGAGGTTTGCGCCATCAATGCAGTGATCCACGCAGTGGCTTCAATAATCCCATCGTACCTTTGGCCTGCCGCGACGCATTCCTAAATGCACAAATCCTTTAGGTGCGCCGTAGCCGAGTGAATACGGCCAATTTTGATCGCACCACTCTTGCACATGGTTGATGTTGACTTCACGGATATAGAAATCAACTGCACCAACGTCAGGCGCATCGTATAGGTGCTCGCTGCCACTGGAGCCACCTACCGCTGCATTGATGGCACGCGGACGGTAGCCGCTGGTAATGACCACAGGCTTGCCGCCAAACTTGACACGTGCACGCTCAAGGAATGCCGCCAGTTCTGCTGCCGTGTTGAGCTGATATTGATGGTCAAAGCGCCGTGCTTCTTGAAATAGCGCAAACTCACCAAGCTGCACGTGCGGTGTGATGCGAGCTGTAAATGCACTATTGGGCGACAGTTTTGCTGGATCCTGCTGCTGCTCACCAGTCCATAGCCTGCCTTCTGCGCGGCGACGACGCAGCAAACCTGCCTCTACGGCACTGCCTGGGTTGCGGTACAACTCCATCGCCGCTGGCACTGCCTGCCAGTCCTTGCCGGCAAGGCATTTGCTGATTGTTTCAAATCCAGTGCTGCCGTAGAAGCCGGCGCCAAGGTTGTAGGCGAAGGAGATCAACGCGCACTGCTTGTTGCACGTCATCTCATTCCAAAACGGCACGCTGTTGCGCAATTTTGCGGCGATGCGCTCAACCTCAAGCGCCAGCAACTGATCAGCGTCGATCACAGTGATCTTGTCGCCGCGTTGCACCTTGCGGCCATCTGGGTAGCGCGTGGTGCCGTAGCCAATCGTGGCCACGTCCCATCCGTGCAGCGGGTCTGGATAAGCGCTTAGGTGCACGCCCTCAAACTCTTTAATAAGATTTATGGCTGGCGTATAATTATTCAGCTTGCCGCCAGCCTGCCAAGTTTTGTACCACGGCTGGTTCCTATTAAAGACTTCAGGCGCAATCTTTAGCAGCTCAGCCTCTAATTCAGAGATGGCCGCCATTTGATGCGGCGTGCCGTGTTTGTAGTGCTTGAATAGGTCGGTCAGTTTGACCATGGTGATTTAATCTCCATTGCGCCGCCAAGTTTGCGGCTTTCGCCTGTTTGCAGGCTATCGTCAACCGCGTGATGAATAATGACAGGATTTGGCTCAGCGGGCTGCGCCGCGTGCCACGCTGCTTCAGCTTGATCCAACTTTGCCGGCAACGTCAATTCAAACCACCACTGGCGAATGGCTTGACCCAAGCGGCGCTGCCAGCCAGGCTTGCCGAAGCTGATTAGAGCTTTTTTCCTTTTACTGCGCGCAGTGCATGAAAGACAAGTTGGATGATGCTGTTGTCACGCAGCGGCGATAACGCAATCAACTCGCTAGCAGCGGCGACACAAATCCAAAAAGCAGGATGCGAAAGAAAATCCATGATTAGCGCGCCCGGGGCTGTGCCTCTAGCTTAGATACCCTTTGCTCAACCGTATTTAGCCGCGTAAAGGTTTCCTTGCGATCCTCTTTGATGTCGGTGTGAAGCACTTCTAGTTGCGTGGCGATGTGCTCTACTGCGCTGGTCAATCGGATGACCGCATCACGCGCTTCATCATTGCGGCGGCTAAATCCCATTGCACCCATTGCGGCAACGGAGATCGACGCCCCGGCAATAGCAGCGATCAGCTCGATCATGCAATTAGCTTAGCCACTTGCTAAGCTTGAGCCCTAGACCCTTTTTTTGGAGGCGTCTGGGCGGTCCAGTAGCAGCCGGCTGCGGGCACAAAGGTGGACACCGCGTGAGGACCCACCACCGGCCAACCCATCTGCCAGCGTCGGCTGGTATGAAACCCAGCAAGGCCCCAGCTCTGGTTGGGGCTTTGTGGTGTAAGGCACCCAGGCGGGAATCGAACCCGCATCGCCCCACAGCGGCGGTGGCCGTCCTATCCATTGGCTCAGACTGGGTGGATGGCCCAAGCGTGAGACGCCTCAAGGACGCACAGAGGCTTGGGCTCTATCAGCCCGATGCCAAAGCAGAGCGGGAACACAATTAAATTAGTCGGCGCGACTAGATCACCGCCTCTCCGCTAGCGACAGCATCGGCAGGGATAGCAATGGTGTTGTCCGCTAACGTGGGGTTGCCCCAGTTCGGGTAGTCCGGTCCGGTGATGTAGGCCGCCAGCTCGTCGGTGGTTGTGGTGGCTTCGATGGCGTCGAGTTTGATGCCGCAGCGTTGGCGGATTGCTTGGCGGTATTCCTTGACTTCGAGGGGGACTTCGGCGCCGTTATCGGCTTCGCGGATCACCATCCAGTCAGTGTCACGCAGTAGTGCGTTGGCATTCATGCGGCAATAGCCGCAATACAACGTCACCAGCTCAGCATGATCCTTTGGGATCAATTTTCCTTCATTGTCATAGCCCCAATAGAACTGCTGATCATACCAAGGGGGTGCTGGCAGGGGTCCTTCTAGCCCGATAGCAACACGATCTACTTGCGTGCTGAGTTTTATCCAGTTACTTGGGTACTGGATTCCATTCCAAGTGAACGCCATGTCGTCGCTCACGAGCTTGCCGTTGGGCAGTTTGTAGGTAGCCATGACAGATCAGGGGTTGGATTGGGCGCGGGCGTTTTTGAAGTTGGCACCCGTTGTGCTGACTGAATAGGTATTGCTGCCAGCAGTGTTGTAGCTGCCGCTGCTTGTACGCACCTTAAAGCCGTTTGAGAGCTTGTCGGCGTGCGTGGCGAATGTAACGGCATTGCCGTTTATGGTCATTGCTGTTGGCACACCGTTCAGATAAACAAAGGGGCCTTCTGCGTTTGCGTTGCCTGTGAAAGTACCGCTTGTTGTGATTGTGCTTGCGGGCAGGTTTGCCGTGCAGAGTGCCTTGAAGCCGCTGGGGGCGGTGTAGGCGAAGGGGCGCTGGCCGAAGTTGCCCGTTAAACCGATGCTTGAACCACCAGAGTCAGAAAAGGCCGGAGCAAAAGTGCCCGAGAGGGAACTAAATGCAGTTCCTTGACTGACACCGTTTTTGTAAAAAGTAATGGAGCCAGCGTCAAGATTCAGAGCAACACCAATTACGTCACCAGGGGCGTAAGAACTTCCATATGCCGAAAAAGACCCGTTATTTACTTTGTTGCCGCTAAAAGCCCAATATGCGTATCCTTTAGCGTTGCCGCCTAGGTAATCTGTCAGAGATCCTGTTATGTCTAAGATACCAAAATAACAATCATTGCTGGCGTCAGTTGAGTTAAACGTACATTCCCAATACCACTTGCCAGAGCTGACCGCGATTGTTCCCCGCGTGGTGCCATAGCCTGATGCACCTGTGAACGCATCAAGATTGCCGTTGCTGTAAGTAGGGCTGCCGCTTTTATCAAGCGGATTCCAAGTGCAGTAATTCCCCCTAACCTCACCCCCAACGCCCGTATCCGTCTGCGCCCCATTAGTGGGAACGTCTACGAGGCTGTCGTTGCCTGCACCAGCGGTGACGGATAGGTTGTTGACGGTCCACGTATTCCCCGCCCCAGAAGAGTCCGTCCCTAATGCGGCGGCGGTGCTGTTATCAGAGAAGTTGAGTTTGAAACCGTTTGTACCATATGTTCCGGTGTACGCCTTAGGCATCCACACGCCGGTGGTGGCGGAGAACTCGCCGAAGCTGGTGGGGTCTAGGGCTTGGCCGTCGATGAAGTGGATGTCGGCGAGGTAGCCGTTGAAATACCTTCCGTTTATTGATTGATAGCAGATGTAATGCACAATGTTATTGTTTACGTATCCATCAAAGTTAAGAGTGGGGTTTGTGTTTGTAGAAAACTGGGTGACTTCAGCACCGTTAATGTAAAGCCTGATCCTATTGGACGCGGTTGCTTGAGTTGTGTCATACGCAAGAACGACGTGATACCAGGCAGAAAAATCTCTGTAAACAGCAGTTGTGCTGCGCTGCCAGAGCGTGCTAGAGCCGTTGTACTCATAAACGTTGATATTATCTCCAATAAGCGAAAGGCTTAGATTGTTTGAGCCAGCGCCGAATACTTCTGCATTACTGTTGTCACTGTTGCTCCGCTTCACCCATCCCGCCCATGTCCACGTCTTGCGGTTGCCGGCTGATGCGGGGGT